TAGAGACTGGCAAGAATGTGCTATCCAGATGGAGGACAGTCGTTGGCATAAACAGGTAACTAATCGTGCTAATCGTTTAATCTCTAGGATGAAGTCTGTTGATAGCACCTAATCCTAGGCTTGTTACTTTAGCTCTGTAATCGTTATACTCTTCTTTTTCAAATTCTTTATCAATCATTAAACCTAATTGTTGTCTAATATTCCTTCTCTGATGTTCACATATTTTGTTAAGCTTTTCATAGCTTTTTAAATCTAAACCAACTGACTTGAATTTTGATGTGTCTGTCATTATACTACCTCCATGACTTATAAATACCCAATTATACCCAAAAAAACTAGGAGACCCAACAAATATTTTGCAAAAAAGACATTAGCCTTTGGTTTAAAGTTTGACTCCAAGTGGGAGTCTGAGCGATGGGGACAATTGAAAGCTATGGAAAAAGCTGGTGTTGTTACAGAATTAGAAAGACAGGTTCGTTATACTTTGTCTATTAATGATATTAAAATATGTGATTATATTGCTGACTTTAGATACCTGCAACAGGACGAAGATGGATTCTCAAAGCTTGTTGTCGAGGATGCCAAAGGCGTACTAACACCAGAATTTAAACTAAAACAGAAGATGATGAAAGCTATACATAATATAGATATACACCTGTCTTATAAAAAAAAATGATAGTTTAAGTATTGACATATATGTAATGATGTCTATATTTAACCTTGCAAGTAGAAATTTATGAGAAAGCGAGGTTAGTATGGCACAGAATTTCTATGACATGAATGATCAAGAGCTTTTACAGGCAAAGGTTGCCTTGAAGCGTGACATTGATCGTCAAAAAAAAGAGATGGAAGAGCTTAACACTCTATTGCAAGCAAGGTTTTTTTCTGAAGCTCGTGACGAATTACAACGAGATGGTAAAGACTTTGGTACGACCACTATATTTAGTGAGCAAGATCAGAAAGTTAAGGTCGCCATTAATAAAAAAGTAACATGGGATCAGCAAGCATTGCGTGATGCTTTCGATAGCATGGATGCTGAAGATGCAAGACACTATGCAAAAGTCACATACTCTGTTGACGAGAGGAAGTACACTAATGCTCCTCCAGCTATTGTTGCAAAGCTTCAGCCAGCCAGAACTGTCGAGCAAGGCACGATCAATGTTGATCTTGTACAAACAGAGGAGGCTTAATTGGCTTTAGAAATAATAACTGCCGAACAACGTATGGCAGAAAAGCGAGGTCATAAGATGGTCATCTGTGGTCAAAGTGGTGTGGGCAAGACAACTCTTGCCCGTACTCTTGATTCAGACAAGACTTTGTTTATTGATCTTGAGGCAGGAGATACTGCCATTAAGGATTTTCCTATTGATGTAATTAGACCAAAGACATGGCAAGAATGTCGTGACTTTGTTTGTTATATTGGTGGTGTTAATCCATCTTTAACAAGGGAGCCTTATGATAAATTACATCATGAGAGAGTTATGCAAGAGTTTGGAGATAAGCTTGTGCGAATGAGTAAATACGACACTATATTTGTAGATAGTATTACAGTTGCAGGACGTTTATGTTTTCAATATTGTATGTCTCATCCCGATAACATTGCCGAAAGATCTGGCAAAGTTGATACTCGTGCTGCTTATGGTATGCACGGCAGAGAGATGATGGCTTGGCTAACTCATCTACAACATATTAGAGAAAAGAATGTTATATTAGTTGGCATACTTGACTCTAAGTTAGATGATTATGGTCGAACTAATTATGAGTTACAAATAGAAGGTTCCAAAACTGCACGAGAACTACCTGGTATTGTCGATGAAGTTATAACAATGACAGTTATGGGTGGTGGCGAAGGTGTGCAACCTTATAGAGCTTTCGTATGTCAAACTCTTAATGAGTGGGGTTATCCAGCCAAAGATAGATCTGGCAAACTTGAGGTTATTGAAGAGCCACATTTAGGCAAACTTTTAGCAAAGCTAAATGGTAATCCTGTAACCGATTTAAATAAAGTTGAATCACAACCAATTAAGAAAGGAGAATTATCGTGATTGATTTAAATAATGTAACTGGGGGTGGTGGTTCTGATTTTGAACTCATTCCCGAAGGGACTATTGCAAGAGCAATAATAAATATACAACCTAATCCTTTAACTATTCCAGAGTTAAGTAATTCACCAATGTTTAAGCAATCAACAAGCTCATCTGCTAAATGGATGGATGTTGAGTATACCATTTTTGGTGGTCAATTTGACAGACGTAGGTTCTGGCATAAACATTTTTTTGATGGTGATTCCAAAGATACAGATGGTGTATCTAAGTCAAAAAAAATTAGCTTGGCTTGGTTAAAGGCAGTTTTAGAAAGCAATAAGAATATAGCTTCTAATGATGCTTCACCAGAGGCACAAGCCGTTAGGCAATTAGATCCTTCTAAAGGTGGAGTTGCATCTATTAACGGCATGAGTGTTTGTGTTAAGGTAGGTATTGAGAAATCAAATGATCCTCAATATTCTGATAAAAATATACTTAGAGTTGTTTTGACACCTGGCATGGATGGTTATATTCCAAATGGCGATACACCGAATAGTTCACCACCTGTAGGAGGTGGCACTCCACCAGTGAATAATGGTGGTGGTGCTACTGTACCCAATTGGGCAAAGGGTTAGTGGTGAAAGGCATAGCAAGGGCTAACTGACCTTAGTCTACTTGCAAGTCGCTTGGGTAGTGCGATGCCCTAAAACTACCCACCATTTTAGCCAATGAGGATTTTATGAAAACATTTAGAGAAGCAAAAAGAGAACTTGAATCAAGAGTTAGATCGTTAAATGATACGATTAAATTTTTGAAAAGTAATTCTTATTATGAAGATTATTGTGCAAATTGTCATAATATTATGAAAGTTAATTTAAGACAATATGGAGAAAAACAAAGATTTTGCACTAACAAGTGTAGAAATGAAAACTTTCAAAGAGAAAAATCTAACAATGATTCTTAGACCATATCAAGAGATAGCAGTACAAGATGCTTCAGATGCTTTAGATAAACACAAGAATACTATTGTCGTTGCACCAACTGGTGCTGGTAAAACTATTATGTTATCGGCATTGATTGGCAAACGATATTCTAAAGGCAAAAAAGTTTTAGTATTACAACACAGAGATGAACTTGTAGGACAGAATGCAAGCAAGTTTAGTCGTGTTAATCCAAAAATATCAACAAGTGTAGTTGATGCTTCACAAAAGAACTGGGATGGTAGTGCAGTATTTAGCATGGTGCAGACCTTATCCAGACCGAACAATTTAGATAATATGTCGAAAGTAGACATGATGGTCATAGATGAGAGTCATCATGCTATAGCTGATACATACATGAGAATTATTAAAAGAGTTAAAGAAGCTAACGAGTCCGTAGAGATTGTTGGCTTTACGGCTACACCTAATCGTGGTGACAGGAAAGGTTTGAAAGATATTTTCAACAACTGCTCACATCAGATTGAGATAGGCAACTTGATACGAGAAGGTTTTCTTGTGCCACCAAAAACATTTGTTGTTGATGTAGGTGTGCAACAAGATTTACAAAATGTTCGTAAAACAGTTTCGGACTTCGACATGAGTGAGGTCGAGCAGATTATGAACAAACGTGCCATCAATGAGAAGATTGTAGAAGAATGGCAAGACAAAGCTGGAGATAGAAAGACAGTTATATTTTGTAGCACAGTCGTTCATGCACAAGATTTATGTGATGAGTTTAGAAGATCACAAGTCAGAGCAGAGATTGTAACGGGTGAAACTCCATCAGAAGAACGAAAACAAATACTTCATGATTTAGAACATGGAGATGTCCAGGTGGTTGTGAATGTTGCAGTTTTAACAGAGGGTTTTGATGCACCACCTGTCAGTTGTATTGTGCTTACAAGACCATGTTCATACAAATCAACGATGGTGCAGATGATTGGTCGTGGACTACGAACAATAGATCCAGAGGAACATCCTGGAATAATTAAAAAAGATTGTATCGTATTAGACTTTGGTACAAGTGTGTTGACACATGGATCGCTTGACGAGGGTGTCGATCTTGATGGTAAAGATAAATCACAATCAGGAGCTGGACCAGAGAAGATGTGTCCAAATTGTAAATGTCTCATACCATTAAATG